ACTTCCGGTGGAACAGCGATAACTTCGACCCAAACATCGACATATGTTGGAACCCCGACGGCAACGTATTATTACGCTCTCACTGTTCGCCCTGCATCCGGCGGGGCAGGAGTCGTGATAAAAAACGCAACTCAAGGTGTTATTTTTTACGATGGCACAAAAGTACAATACGCCGACACCAGTGTGTTGACTCAACTCGATACGATCAGCGGCGCGTTTGACGTTACTGGTCCAACGACGCTTTATGGTCCAGTTACAATTGGAAACAATGGCGGCCTGACAATCGACGCAACTGCATTCCCTGATTTGACCCTTGGTAGCATTGTTGAAAAGGGCAATTACGACACAACCACAGGTTGGGATAGTTCTGTTGGTTACGACGTTTTAGATCAAACCGTTTGGTATAACCAAGCCTCATCAACAAGTACTTTTTATGTTACCATTCGCGGAAATGGCACTTCAATTCCGTTATCTCAAATTCTTACGAACACTGGGGACACGATAACGTGCGTTTATATTATTAATTGCTCAAGTACGGCACATTACTGCACCTCGGTGGAGGTTGACGGCACAACAACGAACGTAGCCACTTGGTGGCAAGGCGGGGCACCGCCAACTGCGGGAATTTCGGGTTCTCGAAATGTTTATACGTTTACTGTTATGAGAATAGGATCCGCACCATCATATGGAATTTTTGCAAGCCTTGTAGCATTTGATACATAGGGGATATTTATGCCAGTCATTGCAACATTTGCTGCGGCGTCTGCGAGAGGTTTTGGGCAAGGGACTGGCACTAGTCGATTTATTTATGAATTCATTGCAACAGGAAATCAAGCAACTGTTGGGACAACTTGGAACGGGCAAGAAAATTTTGCTTATTTTTCTTTTGGTGGAACAGATTCTTCAAACTCATTAACGTTTACTAACGTAACTTTTGATGGGTCAACTGGATTTTTAAGTAAAGGTGCTGTTGATAATGGCGATGAGGAAAACAAAACTATTGGCATGGGAGCAATTAATCTTTCTACGCCATCGACAAAAACGGTTTTAATAAATGCTTCAGGAACTATAACAGGTTCAAAGTATTATTCTAATTTTAGAATTCTTGGTGGGACAGCACAACCAACTGTTTTTTATTCAGATGCTCGTGGCGGCGCAACTTGGCCTTACACTTATTCAATCGCCAACTGTGAAATTGGGGACATTGTTCTTTTGGGTATGAATTACAGAACTACTACTGGAACAACAAGTTCAAGTGCAACAAATATGACCGATATCTCTACGCCATCAACTCCTAGTTCGATCCAAACTTTTGCTGCTTATGTCACATCTAACGGCACATTTACTACACAAATTAATGGTAATGAAAAACAACAATGGACACAGGCAATTGCGGTTCTGAGGGCTGGAACATAATGGATCCTTTTACGCTCCTCGCTGGCGCAACGGCCCTCTATAATGGAATAAAGTCAGCGACCGACGCTGGCCACGAAGCCATCGACGTGGTCGAGCGCGTGGGGAGTTTGTTTGCGAGGATCGCGCAGATCACGCAACTGACCTCTGGGCAACGGAAAAAGAAGCTATTCCAAAGCCAAACAGAATACGAGGCTGAAGCAATCAAGCTGTACGCTTTGCGGGCTAAGGCGCAGCAACTTCAGCTGGACACCAAGAACCTGTTTGTAGGGGCATACGGTCAACAGGCGTGGATTTCCATTCAGAAGGAAGTGACGGAAATGCGGAAGGAGGCCGTGCGTCAGGCTGCCGCTGCGCAGAAGGAGGCCGAGGAACGCCAAGCTGAACTGATCTTGGGCGCATGGATGTTTCTCGGGGTTATTGTCATGGCTCTCGGTCTTGCACTCTTTGTTTATCTCACGGCACACAAATGAAATACATGTTGGCGGTTGCATTTTTGGTTTTGTCGGGGTGCGAAGATCGCTACCGTTACCCATGCCAAGATCCTAAAAATTGGGACGCGCCGGAGTGCAACCCGCCCATCTGCACCGCCTCTGGTACATGCTCCGCAGACACCCTCAAGCAAAACCCTTGCGGAGCCGTAGCACGATGAGGATCAAGGAAGACGAACTCCACGCTCTGCTCCAGTTTATCATTGGCATCAGCTTATGCCTGACGTTGACGGGAACCGTTTTTGCGGTGCTGTACAGCTTGATTTTCGTCGTGCAACCGATTGACGGGCAAGCACCAAACGATCAAGAGTTCTTCAAGCTAATTGCGCCGATCGCAACCTTCCTGACAGGCACGCTGTCGGGCATTATGTTGGGGTCAAAATCAAACGGAGGTAAAGACGATGGACCTACTTAAAAATTTTGGAAGCCTGATTGGGTCTGTTGCACCAACTTTGGCAACAGCCTTGGGCGGACCATTAGCTGGCATGGCAACAAAAGCATTGTCTCAGGCACTGTTGGGCAATGAGGACGGCTCTGACGATGATATTCAGGAAGCTCTACGCACTGCATCTCCTGAGCAACTTGCGTCTGTCAAAAAGATTGATGCTGATTTTAAAGTAAAAATGAAGAGCCTCGATATTGATCTTGAACGCATTGCGGTGGACGACCGTAAGTCTGCTCGTGAGATGCAAAAAGAAGTCAAAGACTGGATCCCTCGTGCCTTGGCGATTAGCGTGACATTCGGATTTTTTGCCATCCTGATTTACATGCTTGTTTATGGCTTGCCGACATCTGGCAATGAGGCATTGTTGTTGTTGCTTGGTGCGCTACAGACGGCTTGGGGTGGCATCATTGCATTCTACTTTGGGTCTTCATCCGGTTCTCAGAAGAAAGACCAGATGATCTACAATTCAACACCGAAAGAATGAGCCATGAAAGACAATTTTGAAGAATCACTCGCCCATGTTTTGAAATCGGAAGGGGGATACGTCGATCACCCCAAAGACCCAGGAGGAGCAACAAATCTCGGTTGCACCAAAAAAGTTTGGGAAGAATGGGTCGGCCATGAGGTAACCAAAGATGACATTAAAGCCCTCACAGTCGCTGATGTCGCCCCGCTCTACAAAGCGCGGTACTGGGATAAATGCTGTTGTGATGATCTTCCACGAGGTGTGGATTTTGCGGTGTTTGACCTTGCTATCAATAGTGGGCCTAGCCGTGCTAGTAAATTCTTGCAAAATTGTGTCGGCACTACTTCGGATGGTATTATTGGAAAAGGAACCCTTGCCGCTGTTGCTTTAGTGAACCCAAGAGACTTAGCTTCTCAAATATGTGAAGCTCGAATTAAATTCTTACAAGGTCTTCCCACTTGGGATACTTTTGGAAAGGGTTGGGGTCGCCGAGTTGCAGAAGTTGAAAAAGTGGCATTTAATATGGTAGGATAGTGTTATGGTCGGATTAACATACTCAACCTACGTTGAACAAATTGCCACGATGGCGGTTGTGCAAGAAACTGACGTGAATTACCTCACCATCGTCCCGTCCATGATTGATTACGCCGAATTGCGAATGCAACGCGATTTAGATTTTCTTTCGACGCAGATCAGCGATTCGTCTTATTCGTTAACTTCCGGCAACAACACGCTGACAATTCCAACATCATCGTTTGTGTCTTTGCAGACGTTTGAGGTTATTGACGGGTCAGGCAACTCGACTCCGCTGTTGGCAATTGGAAAAGAATACATTCAAAACGTTTATGGCGGCGGATCGACGACAGGTTTGCCGAAATACTTTGCAGTTTATGGCGGAGACTCTGCAACAACTGGCAAAACATCGCAACACATCATTGTCGGGCCAACTTCGGATTCAACATACTCAGTTCGGTTGACTGGAACAGTTCGCTCAACTCCTCTGTCTGCCGCAAACACCACAACGTTCATCAGCGTTTATCTGCCGGACTTGTTCATCATGGCTTCGATGGTTTATATTTCTGCTTATCAGCGCAACTTTGGCCGTCAGTCCGACGATCCTCAGATGGCTCAAAGCTACGAAAGCCAATATCAAGCCCTCAAGGCAAGCGCGTTGGTTGAGGAAAACCGCAAGAAGTTCGAGGCGGCGGCTTGGACAGCCTACTCACCATCTCCTGTCGCTTCACCAACGAGGTAACCTCCCATGCCTCACGCAACGATGAAGCTGATCCCTGGTATTGATACCTACAAGACACCTGCCTTGAACGAGGCTGCGTTTTCAGAGTCTCAGCTTATTCGTTTCGTTCCGGACAGATCCGGCATGGGCCTTGTTCAGAAAATGGGCGGTTGGGTTGATTGGTCGACTCAAGGGCCAATTACAGGCACTATTATGGACATTCACCCTTGGCAAAATTTGGTCGGGGATGCGGCTCTTGCTGTTGGGGCAGAGGATAGTATTTCTGTTTTTGATGATGTGAGCAGAAACGAAAA